TTAATTTTTTAAAACGAAGTTACCTCTGTCAGGGTCAAAAGCACAATTATCTCTTCCTACAATCATTGAAACTGCGATTGATTCCCTGCTCAAAGGATGAGCCGCCCTTGTTTTAACAAGATGTATTAATGCCGTTTTATCATACAACATACAAACATTTGAATTCATTGAATTTCTCATAAATACCCCATCTTCTGGTTCACATAATGTAACAGGGCATGTTCGTAAGCTCTCTGGCACTTGCAATTGTGCACGCTCCACATTAAATGCACATACTTCAATTTTATCTAACAACTCCTCTAACTGGTAGTTAGAAAGTAAATCCATATTTTCGAGCATCTCAATTTCACGCAGTACTGTAACTTCACGGCTTGTCAAACTACCATGATTAAGTGTACGCTCAATATGTTCTATATATTGACGGCCAATCTGGATGTTATCATTCGATAAACCATCCTGGTTAAGACTTCCCATAAAATATCCATTTACCTGCATAGGTCGTATTGACACCATCAACTCACCCAGTCTTATTTGAGCTTCTCCACGAATAGTCTGATTACGTATCTCAGACAAGGTTTCTTGAGGAATATCAGACAAAAAACTAACCCCAGGCAAAATATAAGGCGTTAAATCTACAGGCATTCCTCCCCCTCCATTTTAATAACTTGATTTTGCTTTAGTAAAAAACAAAAGAACATAAAACTATATTTATATTATTAATTATCACTTACAACAAAAAGCTTCTCTTTTTGTATCAAAGTGACATTCGTCTTTTCTCATAATCATTGATTCTGTTATAGGTTCTCGACTCAGAGGATGAGCTCCACCAGTTTCAACAAGTTGCACTAACGCGTCCTTATCATATAGAGAGCATATCTCAGCACTTCGTGAGTTTCTCATGAACACTCCAGTCTCAGGTGTGTCCAGCGTTATCGGGCATGTCAAAAATGACTCCGGGCAAGAAAAGTGATTAGAATCCGGTCTAAATAAACAAGAATTTATTTTTTCCATTAATATTTTATTACTTGTTTTATTTTCTCTGTGTTCTGCCATGACACTCTGAAAATAGTTATTAACACTACTTAAAAAATCGACACCTCCATTTAATTGCCTTTCCAGAGCCACAGCCCTTCTCTCCATTCGATGCTCACGCCCCAATAGCCTATCCAGTAAGCCTCCTCTCACCGGTTCAACTGAAAATCCATCCAGTAGTTGGACATAGTGAACAGAATATTGGCCACTACCAATGGATATTCTTATTCCACTTTCAAGTCTGGCTGCATCCTGCAAAGACTGTACTCCTGCAGGAGATAATTGAGATATACTTGGGATACTTAAGGTGGTAACAGGCATAAAAACCTCATTCAGTAATTCATATCAGTTTGCAGGATGTTTCATTAAATAAAGGGTAATGTTCATTTCAATTACCCTTTATAACGAAGTTTCCTCTGGTATCGTCATAAATGCATTCTTCATGTTTTACAATTATTGATGCCGTTATTGGTTCCCGGGTCAGTGGGTGGGGTAAGCCTTCACCAGTCAAACGAGAAAATGCAGCGGCATCAAATAAAGTACATACATCTGAACCATCTGAATTCTTCACAAAAATACCTTTTTCAGGCTGCTCCAGTGTAATTGGACATTGAAGCACCTCACCAGGACAGTGAAGTTTTTCAATATCAACAGTAAAGGTACATTCCGATATTTTGGCCTGCAAAGAGTTCTCTTGTCGCTGCGCCACCATTCCAGGAAGCACGCTTAACACCCTGTTTCTGAGCGCATCAACTCCATCATTAAAACCAATATTCAATAATTCTGCATAAACCAGTCCCAGCCCTTCACTTTCTGCTAAAAAACGGCCTGTATCTGGCATATAAGAAACTCTAACTCTCTCCCCTCCCAGGAGAAATCCTCCAATCTGCCCTTCCATTACCTGCTGACGCATTTCCGCCATCTCATTCGCGAATGAAGTCGATGATATATATGATACTAATCCAGGCATTACCATATTCCTTCATACAGATAAATATTTCCTCTGGGCTTCATAACAAACATCTCCCTGACATGACAACAAAAACCGGAGCCGGACTCCGGTTTTGTGAAGCTGTCGGGTTACTTCATCCCGCCAATATTTTCCCACGTCCCGTCAGCACGCAGAATTTGCAGCGGTCTTACCACGCACTGTATCTGCTTTTTATCCGCATCCAGTATCACCACCTGCGTGATTACCCTGGCCTGCTCCGGGATAATGCCATTCTCATCGGACTCCAGAATGTCTGCCGGTCCCAGTCGCAGCTGTGCTGTAAGCGACTGCACGTGTTCACGGCCATCATGCTTTCCGCAACCACACAGACGCTGCATAAGTTTTTTTAGTATATTCATGTCATTCTCCTGTTCTGCCTGTATCACTGCCCACTTCATCAAGCCCCTTAACATCCTGCCACGGCCCGTCACCAAACCTGACCTGCAAATGCTGAAACAGCCCCTGAACCTGTGTGGCATCTTTGGGGTCAAGAAAGGTCAGTCCGGTGATGAGCGCACCATCTGTACCCGGGAACCAGCCATTGCTGTTTGTCTCAATAATGCTCGCCGGCCCCAGACGAAAACGGATTTGTGTCTCCCCCGGGTCGCCCTTCGGTCCCTGAGGTCCGGTTGCCCCCACCGGGCCAGCCGCACCTGTTTCTCCTTTCGGTCCCTGTGGGCCTGCCGGGCCTGCCGCACCGGTATCTCCCTTTGGACCCTGTGGACCTGCATTTCCCGTCAGACCGGTCTCTCCCCGCTCTCCCCTGTCACCTTTCGGCCCCTGCGGGCCTGCCGGACCAGCATCACCTGCCGGTCCCCGTTCGCCGGTTGCCCCGACAGGGCCGGTGTCACCGCGCTCTCCCTTATCACCCTTCGGCCCTGAGGACCCGCAGGCCCCTGTTCCCCCTTTGGCCCGGGAGGTCCCACCACGGTGGGGATTCGGTTTACGGCCTCTTCCGCCGCTATCCTGCTTTGTTCCGCTGACTGTGCGCTTTCTGCTGACTCCCGGGCTTTTTCTGCTGCGGTCGTTGCATCCCTGGCTGCATTACCGGCTGCACTTTCTGCCGCCTGCCGGGCTGACTCCGATGCATCCTCTGCTGAAGTATCAGCATTTGCGGCGCTCGCTTCCGCCTTACTGGCTGATATGCCGGCATTCCTCGCGGACGTCTCTGCTTCTCCGGCATTCTTCTTCGCCTCCTCTGCGTGACGCACTGCTTCTTCCACCATCAGTTCAAAACGACGCAGTGCCTCCGGCCGGACGTCATCCTCCGACATGGCACCGAGAAAATCATTCAGCGTACCGGGTTGAGAATCTTCATACACGGTGATGGTCCCGGCATGTGACGGCGGGAATCCTTCCACCAACAGAATGACGCTGTACTGACCGTACTCAACGTCCATGCTGTAACGACCGGCTTCATCCGGATTTTCAGAGGCCACCGTGTTCACCACCACCGTGCTGCTGGTCCGTCTGGCTTTCAGTTGAATGGTGCAGTTCTCTACCGGTTTTCCTGTGCCGTCTTTCAGTACACCTGAAATCTTTACTGCCATATTCACCCCACAAAAAAGCCCGCCTGAACCGGCGGGCTGTCATAACACTGTGTTACCTGGCTAATCAGAATTTATAGCCAACACCCACGATGAAGCCGTCAGTGCGCCAGTCGCCACTGCCGGAACCTTCATAAGCAAGGTCAATAACCACCGTCTCTACGGGACTGAACTGAATCCCGGCATTCCAGGTCGGCGACAGATGACGCGCAGTATGGCCATCACTGGCGGTGGTGGTCTCCTTCACATACCCCGGTTTCACTTCATCACGCCGGTAATCCTGAACACTGTCAGACCAGCGGGTGTACGCCATCCCGGCCATGCCATAGAGACTGACCCGCTCACTGAGCTGCCAGACAGGGCCGGCCATCAGACTGACATAACGACCGCGCAGGCTTTCATAATGGAAGGTATTTTCACCCGTCTTCATCGTGTCACTTTTCTTCACCGATGCATAACTCAGCGCGACAATGCCGCCCAGGTGATCCGTGAACTCATAACGGTATTTCACATTAATCCCTTTTAAATCACCTGCACGCGCACCGGTACCGGACAATGCCGGTACGCCGCCCGGGTGAACATGAGCATATCCCACGGAAAATGCACCGTGTCCGCTTTCAGCCTGTGCAGGAAAGGCAATTCCTGCCAGCAGGGTAGTAAACAATAATATCGTTGCGTATAAATGCCGCATGATGACCTCTCGTTTTCAGTCAATAAAAAAGGCACCTCCTGAGGTGCCCGTCCGGGTTAATAAACCGTCAGCTGATACTGATCCCTGCCGTGGATTTTTTCATGACCACAACCAGTAAATCACTGATGTACGTTGTCGGCGTCCAGTTGTTCGCACCGGCCGACGACACATTAAACGTCAGGGTGACATGACCCCGCCCTGCCGGCATATCTATCACCGATGAGAACAC